TGGTGTAGATCAAAACCAGTTATACAGTAATCCAATTGAGTTTGTAAGAAATGGTGGTTGGGATGATAAAAAAGCTATAGCTATTGCTGGAAATTGGAACTATGCTGTAGTTGGTATTCGTGATGAAATTTCTTATGAGGTATTAAAAGAAGCTACACTCAATAATGTTACTATGAGTGATGGTAAACCATTATCTTTAGCTGAAAATGATATGATTGCAATAAAAGCTACTGCTCGTTTCGCTTTTTTACCAGTAAAAGAAAAGGCATTTGCAATGCTTGTTCCAAGTGATGCTGATGAATTAAAAGCTAAAACAGATGAAGCACATACAGATGAAAATGAAGTTGCTTAGAGGTGTGTTTAATGTTAAATAAATATACTAATGGTAAAAATATCATATATGCTACAAGAAAAGCCTTTAATCTTTTATATAAAGATAGGGGCTTTTTCTTATATGAAGAAAGCGAGAAAAAAAATGGATTACAAAAAAAATCCAATATTAAAATCACCAAAAGAAATAGCATCGGAAATAGTGGAACAAATCAAAAAACTACTTCCACAAGAAAATCCGCTGGTAATAAATGAGAATTTATTAAATTTTAATATCGAAGCTCTTGTAAGACGTATTTTGAATTATTGTAATAGAAAAGATTTACCAGAAGCTGTAAAGATGAGTATTATAGAACAGTTTTATAATAAAATTATTTCTGATAATGAATCTAATAATTTAAGTGAAGTAGATATAAGAAATTTAAAAAGATTAAAGATGAATGATACTGAATTTGAATTTAATTTCCAGGAACAAGTAATAGTTGAAAAAAATTCTATTTACTTTTTTGAGCAATTAAAACCGATGTTAAATATTTATAGAAAAGTTAGGGGATTTTGTTGAAAATATCTAGTTTGCAAAAATATTTAGATGCACTTATGTATAAAGATAAAGTTACTATCAAACGGTCCCAAATAGTATTATTGGAAGATGGTTCGGATAAATATAATCTGGCTGAGATATATGTAGATATACCATGTAAATTATCTCAGAATAATCGAAGTATATTATCAGATAAAAACGATAGAGCAACTAGTATATCTGAAGATTATATACTCACTTTATCTCCAAACTATGAATTAAAACCAAATGATGTGGCTATAATAACAACAAATCTTAATCAGAAATTAATTTTAGATATAATTAAACCCTTTAAATATCCTACGCATATGGAAGTAAGTGTAAGAAAGAAGAGTGATGCATGAAGTTAGATGGTTTTGATGAGCTAAATAAAAAATTAGCTCAAATATCTAAAAATCAAGCTATTCAACGTAATAGATTTGTAGCTCGTGAAGCAGAGAATTTATTATCTAACACAAAAAACTATACTCCTGTTGCTGAAGTTGATGGCGGTACTTTACGTGAAAGTTGGAAAAGAACACGAGCAAAAGAAGGTATTGTTCATGTATATAATAATACAGATTATGCTCTTCATGTAGAATATGGTCATCGTCAAAAAAAACGTTGGGTTCCAGGCAGATGGGAAAATGGACACTTTGTTTATGACCCAGATGAGAAAGAATCTGGTATGATGTTAAAACCTAGATTTATTAAAGGGTATAAAATGCTTTCTAGGGGACTTTTTGATATTAAACAAACATTTATACAAGATGCCGAAGCAATATTAGGAGATTTATTTAAGTGATTACTTTAGCAGATATTAGAAAAGCTATAACTACAGCATTAAAAAGTAAATTTCAAAATATAAAAGTATTTTTTGATGATGTAGAAAATAGTACAGATGATTATTTTTATATTGAATTTACACCAAAGTCAAAAACTATAGATGATATTTATACAAATAAAATTATTAAAATAGATATAGATTATGTATTGGCTTTAGATGAAAACAAAAAAATTGATAGGCGAAAATTGCAAGATAGTATTTCTAAAATTGATATATTATTTAGACCTATTTTTAAAGTAAAGGATAGAACTTTTACTGTTTTAGAAACATCTACTACTATTGTTGATGAAATTCTACATTTTAGCTTTGAATTAGATTTTGTGGATTGTTTAAGTGATGATGAATTTGATGGAATAAAGTATGAATTAATGCAAAATTTAGAAATGACATGGAGGTAATAGAATATGAGTTATACAAAAAAAACATGGGCAAGTAAAGAATTAATAACCACAAATGCAATGAATAATATTGAAACTGGTATTGATGATGCACATAAAGATATTGCAAGTTTAAATACTGAAATTAATAAAAAATTAACTAAACCAATAGAAGATGGAACATCAGGACAAGTTTTAAGTTTAGGAGAAGACAATAACTTAATATATAAAGATATGCCTAAAAATGGAACAGATGGTAAGAATGCAACAATAACAGAAGTTACGGCAACAGTTGATAATAATACAGGAACTCCAGAAGTAGAAGTAAGTTTAGGCGGTACAGAAGAAGCCAGAACGTTTAGTTTTTCTTTTAAAAATTTAAAAGGTAGCAAAGGCGATAAAGGTGATAAAGGCGATAAAGGCGATAAAGGCGATAAAGGCGACAGTGGAGCCAAGGGCCAAGGAATTTTTACAGCAAAAGAAGCATTAACACCTAGTGGAACTACTACTGCAGATAAAATTAACAATGGAGAAAACATTGCTCAAAATGATACTATTATAGATATTAACGGTGATGTTTTTACTGTAACATCTATTAGTGACTCCACAATAAATTTATCCGAAAAATTATTTAGTTTAAAAACCGCATAATATGTAGAAAGACGCTTTTATAATAAAAGCGTCTTTTTTATTAAATTTCTGTAGGAGGTAAATATTTTGAGCTATAAGCCTCGAGTATGGAAAAGTAAAGAAGCTATAACAGCTCCTAAATTAAATAATTTAGAAGAAGCTGTAGCTAATTTATATAAAAAAATGGAACAAACAAATGGAGAAAATGTTATGCATATTGCTAATATAGAAATTAAACCTAATTCATCAGTAAGTAAAACAAATATTCCAGGAGCAACAGAAATATTAGTAGGAGATTTAATTTGTGATACAACAAACTCTATTTATCGAATAGAAAAAGTATCTGAAGATAATGTTAATGTTGGTGATAAAATTCCTTATTTAGATAGTGATAATTTATCAGATATGGAATTAACAGCAATTACAGATTCTAGTGGAAATCTTAAAGGATTGTCTGGAACGTATAAAACTAATGATAATAATATAAGAAAAATTTCATTCAAAATAACTCAAGAATAAGGAGGTTTAAATTATGGCTAATGAGGCAGAAGTTTTTGGATTACCTAAGGTGCAAATAACCTTTAAAACTAAATCTACAACAGCAATATCTCGTTCTGCTAGAGGAATTGTTGTCATGATTTTGAAAAACGAAACATCAGATATTATGAAAAGCTATAAAATTTCTGATGTAACAGATATACCAACAACTACTCCAGAAGTAGGATTAACATCTAAAAACATTGATTTAGTAAAAAAATGTTTATTAGGAACACCTTTAAGGGTTTTGGTATATACCATACCTAATGATGATGTAGAAGATGCTACTATAAATCAGAACAGTGTCTTAAAAGAAATTGCCAATATTAAATGGAATTATATCTGTGCTCCAACATCTACCGAACAAGAACAAGAAGATTTAGTAAGTTGGGTTAAATCTCAACGTAACAATAAAAAGAAAACTTTCAAAGCAGTTTGTGCTCATCAAGAAGCAGATGATAAAGGAATTATAAATTTTTGTACGGAACAGATAAAGGTAGCTAATCCTAATTATAAAGCAGACGATGGTAATTCTGAGGAAATTGGATATGTAGATGAAGCATATACAGATATATCTCTTGTGGCAGAAGAAGATGTTCAGAAAGAAGAAAAAGAAGAAGAGTATATAATTTATACAGCTAAAGAATATACTGCACGTATAGCAGGTATTTTAGCAGGATTGCCTTTAGATAGAAGTTCTACGTATTATCAACTAACAGAAGTTGTTAGCGTTGAAAAATACGAAGATATTGATACTCTTATTGATAAAGGACAATTATTATTAATTGATGAAGGCGAAGGTAATGGTGTAAAAATAGCTCGTGGTTGTAACTCACTAACTACGTTTACAACAGATGTAGGACAAGATTTCCGTTTTATTAAAATTATCGAATGCGTTGACATGATACAAGATGATATAAGAGATACATTTAAGTCTGATTATGTTGGTAAAGTAATTAATGATTATAATCATAAAATGTTATTTATTGCAGCAGTTAAGGTATATTTTAATGGATTAAAGGGAAATGTTTTAGATAATAGCCCTACTGCAACTAATGATGTAGAAATTGATTATCAGGCTCAAAAAGATTATGCAACATTAAAAGGTGAAGATGTTGAAAATATGACAGAACAACAAATTCTTGAATATAATACAGGAACAAATTTATTATTAGCAGGTAGAATCACACCTGTTAATGCGATGGAAGATTTATCAATTGATTTTAGTATGTAGGTGGTAAAAAGCTTATGAAAACAATTATTCCAATAACAACAGACTATTTAGTAAAGAATTTAACATTTGAATTGCAACGTTTTGCTAGAGACTCAGAAGCTTATAAATATCGTGGAAATAGACGTTGGAATGGTTCTCATGGTAAAGCTTGGTGGGATGGAGAACTTCTTTTTGAAATTGTAAAATTTGAAGCTAAAGTTACAGCTAATCGAGAAGAAGTTATTAATGGTAATAGCGTAGATAGTAAAATTGTTTCCTTGAAAGGAGATATAAGTTTTACTCTTAAAAACGTTATTAATAGAAATATAAACAAATATCTTGAAGCTTGGAAAAATGGAACAGATCCACGTGCTAGCTTTGTTGGTCTCATTGAAGACCCAGATGCAGTTGATGGACAAAAAGAACGCATTTCTATTGAAAATGTATGGTTTGATGAAATTACATTAATGAGTTTTGAAAAAGGTAAAGTAGTTGAAAAAGAATATACTGGCGGTTTTACCCCAGAAGATTCTACATTTATTGAAACAATTGCAGCATAAGTAAAACATCTCTTTAGAGATGTTTTTTTATTTAGGAGGAAAAATTTTATGGAAAATAAAAAAATCGTTAGTATTCAGGATTTGATAAAGAATAAAGAAGCTATTCAAGAAAGAAAAAATAAATTATATGATATAGAAATTCCAAATTTTGGTGTGGTTACTGTAAAACAACCAACAATGGGATTAGTGGCAGAAGCTACTAAAATGGATGATGGCGGTGATCAGTATTTAATTTATGAAAGTTTTGTTGAACCAAAATTAAAAGATTCCGCCTTGTTAAAAGCATATGAATGTAGTGAACCTACAGATATTGTTAATAAAATATTTAAAGCTGGAGAAATAGCGTTTATTTCTAAAGCTATTATGTCGTGTGCTGGATATGGAAACGATTTAAAATTCAAATTACATGATGAATTAAAAAACTAATAGAAGAGGATTGGATGGCATCAACTTGTGCATATCTGGTTCTCAAAGGTCATAAAATAGATTATTTTTTTTCATTGTCTTATTTGGAAAAACTTTTTGTTTATTCAGCAATGATAAAAGAAAAAGAATCCGAACAGCAAAAATTAGAAGTAATAATAAAATCATTAGCCAGCATATTGGGTTTGAAAGGAGAATGACTAAATGAATAATTTTATTTTAAGTGCTACATTAGAATTAAAAGATAAAATGACTGCTGGTCTTAAGAAAACCCAATATGCTTTATCTGGTATTGCTGGAGAGTCTTTAAAAGTTACCAAGTCTACTGAAAAATTAAAAGAAAGTTTAAATAAAATAAAAGGCGATTATTCGGCGACAGTATCATTAAAAGACAAAGCCTCTCAAACCGCAAAAAATTTAAAATCAATATTAGAGCAATTTAAAAATAAAGATTATTCAGCAATAGTATCATTAAAAAATAAAGCATCATCACAAGCAAATAAAATTAAAAATGAATTAACTAGTTTATCAAATAAAGCTTTTACAGCATATGTAAATATAAAAACTAATATGCCAAATAGTGGATTTAATTTTAATAATAAAATGAATAACTTTGCTGATGGTATGTTAATGGGAACTAGTTTACAAATGGCTGGTATGGCAGGGATTGGATATACCGTTTATGATACTATAAAAACCCCTATGGATTTTGATACACAATTATCTGCAATAAAAGCTTTAATCCCAAAAGATGGAGTAGATGGACAAACACGAGATGAAATAATGTCTCAAGTTAGAGCTCGTGCTATGCAACTTGGGCAAGATACTGTATTTGGAAATACAGAAGTTGCAAAGGGAATGACTGAATTAATAAAAGCAGGTGTACAATTAAAAGATGTATTAGGCGAAGCATCTGAAGCAGCACTTAATTTGGCTACAGCAGGTGGTTTGGATTTAGCTGAATCAGCTGAAACAATGAGTACTGCTATGAATGCATTTAAAGTAAATGATGCAACTCATGCTGCGAATATTTTAGCTGGTGCTGCAAATGCTTCTGCTACAGATGTGCATGAATTAAGATATGCATTATCTATGTGTTCAGCTGTTGCTTCTGGTGCAGGTGTTAGCTTTGAAGATACAAATACTACATTAGCTGTGTTTGCACAAAATGGCTTAAAAGGTTCAGATGCAGGTACCTCTCTAAAAACAATGTTATCTAATTTAATACCAAAAACAAAAACACAAATCGAAGCTTTTAGTAAATTAAATCTTCTTACAGAAAAAGGAACTAGTGCTTTTTTTGACCAACAAGGTAAGGTTAAAACATTAGCAGAAATAGCAGGTCTATTACAAGATAGATTAAAAGGAATGACAAAAGAAGAACAACTTGCTACATTGTATGATATGTTTGGTTCTGACGCTATTCGTGGTGGTATGATTCTAATGCGAGAAGGTGCCGAAGGTGTAACTAAAATGTTTAATGAAATGAATAAGGTTACAGCTAAAGATGTAGCAATTACTATGTTGGATAATTTAAAAGGTGATATTGAAGAATTATCTGGTGCTTGGGAAAATTTTCAAATCACTTTAATGTCTGGAAGTGCTAATTCTGGACTTAGAGGATTAGTTCAAGAACTGACGGATATTGTAAAAGTAGCTACAGCTGGATTAAAAGATGGATTTGGATTAGATGATGTATTTACTTTAACTAAAAAAGGTATTGTAGATTTAACAAATAAATTTATAGCATTTGATGGAATTGGTTCTGTTTTAGCAGGT